AGGTGATTGACTTTATCTTAGACCAAAACTTTAACTACCTTGAGGGTAACATTATTAAGTATGTGTCTAGATACAAGTACAAGAATGGTCTTGAAGACTTGAAGAAAGCACACTGGTATTTGGAGAGACTGATAAATGCTAACACTTGACGAGTTAAAAGAAAAGATTCTAGAGGAAGGATATGATGAATGTCTTATCTGTGACATACTAGAGATTAGTGTAGAAGAATTACTTGAAGCGTTTGACTATAAGTTAATTCTTAACAGGGAGAAGTTTGATGATGATGGGGTTTGAAGGATTCATAGTATGGTTTATTGCTATGTCTATAGTCGCCTACTTTATTATTATAAAGCATGGTGGTAAGGAGTATGAGAAAGGAATCATAGATGGTATTAATATGTATGACTCAGGTAGACTAACTTATGAAGCTTACTATGAAGGTGACCAGAAGTATATTAAGATAGATATTAAGGCAGAAGATGAAGAGTAATTATTTAGGTATAACAATAGATAGAACTAGAGACAAGAAGATGTCTAAGCAGGCACGAGAACTTGTAACTAATTATTATCTACGAGGTAAAGAGAAGTCACCGCAAGAAGCATACGCCCGTGCTTGTGTTGCATATAGTGGCAAGGATATGGGTTTAGCACAGAGGTTATATGATGCAGTTAGCAGTGGTTGGTTTATGTTCAGTAGTCCTATATTGTCTAACGCTCCGTTGCCAGGAGAAGAAGTTAAAGGGTTACCTATTTCTTGCTTTCTTAGTTATGTACCTGATACTCTTGAAGGTCTTATACGACATCAATCTGAGTTAGCTTGGCTATCAGTTAAAGGCGGTGGAGTAGGAGGACATTGGGGAGATGTAAGACCAGTGAGTGATAAAGCTCCTGGACCAATACCATTTATTAAAGTAAGCGATTCATCTATGACTGCTTACAAACAAGGACAAACAAGGAAGGGAAGTTATGCAGCGTATACGGACATTAGTCACCCAGACATTATTGAGTTCATCAACCTTCGAGTACCTACTGGAGGGGATAGTAATAGGAAGTGTTTTAATATTAATAATGCTGTCAATATTACTGACGCCTTTATGGATTGTGTTGCTGATGATAAGCCTTGGAGTCTTCGTGACCCTAGCAATGGTGAAGTCCGTGATACAATCAGTGCGAGAGAACTATGGCAGAGACTCCTCGAAGTAAGATTCAGAACAGGGGAACCATATTTAAATTTTATAGATAGAGCAAATGAGCATTTACCACAAGAACTTAAAGATAAAGGATTACTCATTAGAGGAAGTAATCTATGTAATGAAATACACCTACCCACAGATGAAAATAGAACAGCGGTATGTTGTTTATCCTCCGTCAATCTTGAAGCGTTTGATGAGTGGAGAGACACAGGATTAGTAGCTGACTTAATTAACATGTTAGATAATGTGTTAACAGAGTTCATAGATAATGCACCTCAGGAGCTCGCTAGGGCATCACATTCTGCATATCAGGAGCGTAGCCTAGGGCTGGGTGCTATGGGTTTCCATTCGTACCTACAATCGAAGAATATTCCTTGGGAGAGTGCACAAGCTACAGGTCAGAACATCAAGATGTTTAAGTTGATTAAGGAGCAGGCAGTTGAAGAGACTAAGAGATTGGCGAAGGTTCGTAAAGAATACCCAGATGGTAGAGGAAGTGGAAGAAGGAATAGTCATCTACTTGCTATTGCCCCTAATGCTAATAGTAGTATTATCTGCGGTACTTCTGCTTCTATTGAGCCCATTAAGTCTAATGCTTATACTCATAGGACACGCGTTGGGTCTCATCTAGTTAAGAACAAACACCTAGCTAGAGTTCTTAATGAGCATAGATTAAGATTAGGTTTTGAGAAGGAGTGGTTGGAGGAACAGTGGTCTGATATAATACATCACGAAGGTAGTGTACAGCATTTAGATTATCTATCTGATTGGGAGAAGGATGTATTTAAGACTGCCTTTGAACTAGACCAGATGTGGGTAGTAGAACATGCAGG